CCTCCTTATCGTTTAGTTTTTACAAACTATTATGCAGTAGGATCAGATGCTGCGTCTGCATAAGCAACCGCATCAAGCTCTTCCCACTGTAGACCAAAGCGGACGAATACTGTGTATTCAATTGTATCCTTCTTTGGCTTGTATTCACGGTTTACAGTGATGTCACGCTGGAATCCCCATACACGGTTAGCAGGGAATGTCAAATCGACATAATCTGCTGGGTAGTAAGGGACTTCTTGTACATCAATTCCTAGAACACGAGTTGTACGTGCTCCACCGAATGTCTGTGCTTGTCCATCAAGGTATGCCTGACGGTTACGCTCTGTACCACCAGTACGTGGAGCAAATGCTTCTGCGATTGCATCAGCAAGTGTTCCGTTGTTCTTTACGATACCCTGGAAAGCATCTGTACCTGCGTAGAACTTTAGGTTCTGCTTAATTGCACGATACTTACGTGGCATTGCAAGAATAATTTCCTGCATTACGTCAGTTGTCCAGTTGTTATCAGTAACAGTAACGAGTGCTTCGTGAGCATCGCCATCATTTTCTACCTTGTGTACGAAACCTTCCATGATTGAAAGGAATGCGCCAGTTGAACCATCACCATTAATAGCTAGGTCTTCAATATCGTTAGCAAATGCATTTGTCATCAAGCGAACTAGATGATCTTCAAGTGCTCCACCTTCAATATTGTCTTCAAGTGCTTCTGTAGATACTTCCCAATCAAGACGAATCTTTTTGGTTGTTAGCTCTACCTTTGTGAATGTAGCACCAGCATTTGTGTAGTCGTTGTTTGCTTGTGCAGCAGCACGAATAACACGCTCACCAACGTTAACTTTTTCAAGTTCCATGGTGTTTGCTCTCATTGTAACTCTACGACCATCTTTGGCGAGAACTGTTGCATCCCACACATAGTCGATGAAGCGACGAGCCTGCTCTGGAAGCAGAATACCTCCAGGTGTGCCCGTTGGATTTACTGCATTAGGACCTGCTGGATTTGCTCCAAAGTTCGCTACTGCAATATTTCCGAGGTTTGCTCCGATATCTGATGTTGTTGGGCTTGTTGCTGTTGCACCACCAATATCACCAGATGCGAAGGCACCATCACCTGCGTGTTGGTGTCCTACGGTTGGAGAACCTGGATAGTTCTTTACGATTTCTTGTTCCGACATATTGTTCACCTCCTAGTGAATAGTACTTATTGGAATAAGTCGGCTGATTTGAGGAAACGGCCGCCCCATAGGGATTTGTGAGTCTTCGTTTCCGAAAACTCCTGCACGATCTCGCCTAGATCGCCAGACTTGCGGAAAGCGGTGTCTTTTTCGACCATATCTACTCGCTTTCCAAACTCATTGAAGTTACCCTTAACTTCTTTTACCTCATTTGATACAGACTTAACTTCACCTGTAACGGCTTCAAGGGACTTCGTAATAGCGTCAACAGTTGTCTGCATAGACTTTACTGTTTCTGCTAGATTGCTCAAGGCATTAGTTAGATTTTCATTGATTGAAGAAACTGCTTTGGCAACTTCCTCTGTTGCGTTAACAACAGCATCAACTGAATCATTTGCTTCTTCAACAACAGGTGCTTCTTCAGCCTCTGGTGCTGCTTCTGCTGCTGGCTCTGTAGCAGGTGTATCCTCTGCAGGAACTTCTACTGGAGCCTCTTCTACAGCAACTGCTGCAGCCTCTGGAGCAACCTCAACATTTTCAACCAACTCTACTGTCTCTGCACCCTGTGCTTCAACGATTGTTGTTTCTTCTGTCATAGGATTTTCCTCCTCTGTCATCTTAATTGTTCTAATGCCTTTTGCACTATCAACTAAGAACTTTATTTTTTCTGTATTTTCTGAATCTGATTTTTCAACAAAACCGATATTTTTCATAGGCTTTCCAGAAGTTGGACTATCTGCTGAATCATCTTCTGACATTAATACAATATCATTTTCTGAATCCCAGAATACATTTCTAACTTCCGTTTTTGAAAGGTATCCGCTAACTGTATTTTTACCGTCTACTTTTTCAATAGAGATAACATTAGCAAACTGATTTGCTGGATTATCAACAAGTGACAATTCAAACAATTCATATTCTTTGATTATACGTACTGATTTATCAAGTTTTTCATCAAATGTATCATCTGACTTTGTGATGTTGCCACCGATAGAAAACCCTGTTAGAGTGCCATCTAAAACCTTTTCCCAGGTATCTTGTGCACCTTTTGAAACATAAGCAGATACATAAACTCCGCTATAAAATTTTCTTGATTCTGGCTCAAAATAACGGTCTTCTTTAAAAGATACAATCTTTCCAACAGCACTAGGCTGATGCATTTCTCTCAGATTGCCCCGGAATTTCTTAAATGCTTCTAAGCTTGCCTCTGTTGTTACAATATCATTTTGCTTATCAATATTATCTAGAGTTGCAAAACCTGATACAATTCTGCGCTCCTGATCTACCTTGCCAATTGGCATAGAAAAGCGAACGTTGTCGCCTTCAGTAATCCAGTGTGCTTTATTTATAATCATGGCAGTATTATTATATCAAACCTTTTTACGGTTTTCTCAATTATTGAGATGATCTTCCTTCTCCTTGTGGATTTCTACCTTCAAGTGATGCTGGAGAGTCTGAAGAGTTGTTTGCTCTTTCAGCATCCCGTTGACGATTTCCAGCAAGGTTTGCCCTTGCATCTGTTGCCTGTCTTGGTGTCATTGAGAATGGAGAGTTACCTTCGCCATCTGGTCTTGGTGGCATGTCAATTAGTTCACGTGCCTCATCTGGGGTGATAACCTGTGTCTTAACATATCTTTCAATAATCTGTGACTGTGCAATTTCATCTGTAAGCGTAAGTTCATTAAACTTAAGCGTAAGAATGTCTGTCTTTTCTTTAACAATCTTATTGATAATTTTTTCAAGTTGAGCTTGTGCTGGACGAGCAACTTGCTCTTTAAATGTTCTATCCTGTGACATTGCAGCAGCAATAGCACCTGAATCAGATCCACCAAGCTTTGAGATAGGAACCTGGTGAGCCACAAGAATATCGTCACGATTTTGTTTTCTATATCTTTCAAAAGATGCCTCTTGAATAGCAGTTTCAACTGGCTCCATCTTAAACTCAACCTTGTTATTATCTGTATCTCCAGGAAGTGGTATATACAGGGTTCTATGGTTTTGTCCTTTAAGACCGCTTTGTAAAAATCTAAACATTTTGTCTTCTGCATCAGCAGACAACTTTGCACCCTTTACTGTAATAATATATCTTGGGGCTCCCTTATTTTGGAAGTAATCAATATTATATTGAGCAGCAAGTGAGTCACCAATTAATGAGGATACCGCTGAAATAATATCTGGAATTCCATAGTATGTGTTTAAGGGTGAGTATTCTTTAATATGAATAATCTCATTTGGACGGCTATCTGTTGTCATTGGATTTGTATTGCTTGCACCAAAGTTGCGGAAGTAAACAACCTTTTGGCCAATAATTTGAACAAAGCCATCACGCAATCTTCTTACACGAACCGTTGTAGATGGAATGTGGCCAATATAGCCAATCTCTCCAGTTACAGTTCTACCAACTTCTAAAAATCCGTTTCCAGTTGCCTGTAGATCTGTATAAACCTTCTCCATGGACGTTGTGAATGAGTCATCATCATTTAACGATTCCAGCCATTCACGCATTTCAAGTTTCATTTTTTCAATTCTGCGACGTGCACGTTCTACTGCACCCTGATCATCGTTAGTTTCAAAACGAAGCATAGTTCTATCTGTAATATCAAAACGGTATCCAAGACCAACAACATTTTCTACCTTAGCATCAATTGCAGCATGGTTTGCAAAAGATGTATCATAGTAGCTTGCCAACTCATACATATTGTATGGAGGAGTAATTACATCAAATAGTCCGTATCCATTTCTGTATACCGTTCCAGGATTGATCTGCTTTGATTCAGCACCATCTCCAGATGGGACAGCATTTGCAGAGTTTAGATATTGTGTTGAAGGCTCAACTGCATTATATGCATATGTTGCCTTAGAAACTGTTCTTGTTGTTCTGCGCTTAAAATTTTGATCAATGCCAACATAGTCTTTTAAAATTGTCCAGTCTTTTCCAAATGGATCTTGAGCCTTAAAAAGGTTTTCAGACTCTTCTTGAGTTCTGATGCTTGCTTGAATGTAATCGTAGTCTTCGCTCATGATTCGTATGCATCTCTTCCATGCTTAGTAATTGTATCTTGTGCTGCTTTCCATGCACCAAGATCGTTCATTGACGGAATAAGTCCTTGCTTCATTCTGTCTAGTTGTTCTGAATGCTCTTCTTCACTAATTCTTGTAAGTCCAGGAACAAAGATTGCCTCACCATCACCATCATCGCCATAATGCTTTGCTGCATTTTTAAGTTTGGTTATCTGTGCAATATCTCCGCGTGTGGACTCAATGTTTAGAACGTTTCCTTCGCCATCTGTAAACCATCTGCCGTCTGACTTCTTGTAAACATACAATCCCCAGTTATATTTCTTTTCAATGACCTGGCGACGCACATTTCCTACAAGAGGCTTACCAGTTTTTTGGCTAATTAATGGATTCATGTACTCAAGTATACCATGTTAAACTGGTGTACCAACTATTGTGGTCCACAGGGTATCACTATACACCTTTAACTTATCTGCATCAAACGACATTCCTTCTTGGTCATCAATAATAATCTTATTAGTTCCCAGATACGTCTTATATACATCGGAGGGGATAACTCCATAAAGATCTGAAGAGGAGAGAATTAGGACGCCCTGCCAAACAAAATTGTTTAGCCAATACTCCCAGTCAAGCGACACACCATCAATTTTCACCTTTAGCCAAGGTCTTAAAAGATTACTCTGAACCTGTTGTAAATTATTTGCTTGATAATAAGAAATATTATTAAATACAAGTGGACCTGTTAGATTAATTGATCCAAGGAATAAGTCAAAGCTTAGTGAGCTTGTAAACCCAATACCTAGGACTGCCCATTCTTTAATTGTTAATACTGGTTCTCTAACCATTAACCCATTTACAAAATAAGAAATACCATTAAATATTGAATTTGTTGCTAAACTTTTTGCATATATTCTTGCTCTTGTTCCTTCTTTGTTGTCTGAAACTAGGTAAAATTTAATTGTATCTGCTTTATAGTTAATCTCAAATATTTCTATTGGAGTTACTGGAAATGCTTCTTGATCGTACCGCATCCAAATCTGAGCAGCACTTACACGATAGTTATCTGCAATATTTTCATTGATGGGAATAGACATTCCACGAGCTATAAGTGGGTCAAACTCTCCACGAACCTCTACTCCAGATGTTCTATTTAAATAAAGATATGGAGTGCTTCCTTTGTAAATGCTGAATGGATTTTTAGTTTTATAATCATAATAAAGACCAGACCTTGTGTATGGAAACATGTTAACCCCGAAGGCTGTTCCAACTGGATTAAATGAGTTATCATTAAATGCTTGTGATGCAAGCTCTAGCCTTCTAAGAGCAACAGGCTTTTTAAGAATACCACGAACATTAAAGTCAAGATGATATACCAAAGCTAAATCGTTAAAGTCAACAGTCTTTGTTGGATAAATTAAAGTATTGTCTATTATTTCAAATTTTGTTGAAAACCAATCTGGGTAGTCGTTCATATCAATGATACGACCTTGTTTTGCTGGTAAGGTTGTAGTAAAATCATCTTTAGGCGCATTTGCACCTTCTGCAATATATTGAAATGTTATATAACTTTTTATTGATGCATCCGCTGTATCATACTGATAATATTTTTCTGCTTTTTGGTTCATGTCCTCATAGTCGTTCCAACCAGTAAACAAACTATCATCTAGCTGAAGATATGTTCTTTGGACTGGATGAGAGTATGCTTCTTTTAACTGATCATATGTCCATGAACTTGTTGTTTCATATTCTGTTACATTTGCAGGAGCTGGGTATCCAATATTAAACTGCAAGAAGTCTAAGTCATAGTATTGATTACCAATATCATTAGTTACATATTGTGCAAAATATGAAAGTGGCATATAGTCTTCCCAATAACCAGAAACACCAATATCTAAAAAGTATGATCCATACGCTTCTGTCGGAAGCAAAGTATAACTAGCTGTATGGTTAATAAGCGCAATGGCATTTTCTGGTTCAACAGCTCCAGTTACATTTAAATCATCTACGATTGCTATACCGTTTATATCAAAATGATCTTCTATGTCTGAGGAATT